TCGAACGCAGCATCGCGAAGATGACGCGCGGTCGAGACGCCCTCAACACCATCCTGGAGACTGCACGTGCTCAAGCGAACGCCTGACTTCTCGTCCCATGTCTGGGAGGCAGCCGATGTGGTCGGTCGCAACGCCCCCCGCATCGTCGACTACATCCTGAAGTCGCTTTTTCCGAACACGGCCAATGCTGCCGAGGTCGAGGGTGCCGCTCGCATTTTTCGCAACGGCTGCATCGCCGAGGTCAAGCGCGAGCTTCACAAGTGGGGCAACGGCAGTGCACAGGCCCATTTCGGCGAGATCCACGAGTCCTTCCTGCCACACGTTCGAGCGCTGCAGCGGCCCTCGTACTTCGTTCCCGAACTCGATGAGGAAGTTCCTGTCAGGGAGTTGATCGCCGACCCGGCGCAACTCGACTCGGCGCGACGCTTCATGCGGCTCAAGGGCATGCAGTGTCTGGACGAGGCTGAGCGACTCGACCGCCTGTACGAGGCCGTGATGGGTGAGGGCGATGGCGCCGTAGTTCTCCCAGTTGGCGCAGTCAGCTACGTGGAACAGGGGGAGCTGTCGCGATGATCTCCTCCACCGCCTTCCGCATCATCACCGCCGACCAGCGCCTGGCCGAGCAGCGCGGCATCAAGGGGGTGCTGACCGGCATCTCAGGCATCGGCAAGACGTCCCAGCTGTGGACGCTGGACGCGCCCCGCACGCTGTTCCTGAACCTTGAGGCGGGCGAGCTGGCCGTGCAGGGCTGGCCCGGCGACGAGGTCCGCATCCGCGACTGGGAGCTGGCGCGCGACATGGCCTGCTGGGTCGGCGGCCCGAACCCGGCGATGCGCGCCGACCAGACCTACAGCAACTCGCACTACGAGCGGGTCTGCGCCGCGTTCGGCGATCCGTCGGTTCTGGGGAAGTACGACACGCTGTTCGTCGACTCGATCACGGTCGCCTCGAGGCTCTGCCTGCAGTGGTGCAAGGGCCAGCCGCAGGCGACCTCGGACCGCAGCGGCAAGCCCGACATGCGCGGCGCCTATGGCCTCTTGGGCCAGGAGATGATCGCCTGGTTGACCCACTTGCAGCACACGCCCGGCAAGAACGTCTGGCTGGTTGGCATCCTCGACAAGCGGCTCGACGACTTCAGCCGGCCGTACTTCTCGCTGCAGGTCGAAGGCGCCAAGACCGGTCTGGAACTGCCCGGCATCGTCGACGAGGTCGTGACGATGGCGGAACTGAAGACCGAGGACGGACAGCCGTACCGCGCTTTCGTCTGCACGACGCTGAACCCGTTCGGGTACCCGGCGAAGGACCGCAGCGGCCGCCTCGACACGATCGAGGAGCCGCACCTCGGCCGGCTGATGGAGAAGATCCGCCGCCCCGCGGGCGCGCCGCCGCCGCGGCTCGACTACGGCCGCCCGGCCGACGCCACCCCGACCTCCACCGACACCGCCAAGGGAGCCTGATCCATGTCCATGGGCAACTCGTTCGACTTCAACGGCGCGGAGACCCAGTCCTCGGCCTTCGCGCTCATCCCGGCCAACACGCTGGTGAAGGTGCGGCTCTCCATTCGGCCTGGCGGCGCCGGTCCGGAAGGTTGGATGACGCAGAGCAAGTCCTCGGAGGCGATGTACCTCAATACCGAGGCCGTGATCCTCGACGGGCCCTACGCCCGGCGGCGGCTGTTCACCCGCATCGGCATCAAGGGCCGGTCAGCCAACGAGCGCGGCGAGGATGTCTACGCCAATCGCGGCCGGTCGCTGATCCGCGGCATCCTGGAATCGGCACGCGCGGTGCGATCGGAGGACACGTCCGAGACCGCCCGGACGGCGCGCACCATCCGCACGCTGGGTGATCTGAATGGTCTGGAGTTCGTGGCCAAGGTCGGGATCGACCGCGACCGCAAGAACCCGGAGGACGACGGGCGGAACGTAATCGCGGCGGCGATCACGGCCGAGCACGCCGACTACATCAAGCTGATGGGGGGGATGCCTGCCACCGTGGTGGGGGCTCTCGCAGCGGCTTCTGCGGCTCCGTCGGGCCCGGCGCCGTCCTGGGTGGGCAACCAGCCCGGCGCAGCGCCGCCCGCGGCCTCCGCACCGTTCTGGGCACGCTGAGGTTCCGCCCATGATCCCCAGGGACTACCAGCAGGCGGCCGTCGCGGCCGCCCGGACCAAGACCACTGAGCACGGCAACACGATCCTCGTGTTGCCAACCGGGGCGGGGAAGACTGCCATCGCCGGCTTCTACATCGGCGAGGAAGCGGCCGAGGCGCCGGGCAGCCGGTTCCTCATGCTGCAGCACACCGACGAGCTGATCGAGCAGAACCGGGCCACCGTGAGCGCCGTCGCCGGCGTGGCCGGAAGCGTCGTGAAGGCCGAGCAGGACGACTGGTCGGGCCGGGTGGTGTTCGGCAGCGTGCAGACGCTGGCGCGGACCAACCGGCGCACCCGGATGCCGGCGGTGTCGCACCTGGTGATCGACGAGTGCCATCGGGCGGCATCCGATAGCTACCAGAGCATCGTCGCCCACGTCCGGTCGCTCAATCCGCAGATCAAGCTGCTCGGGCTGTCGGCGACCCCGGGTCGTGGTGACGGCCGCAGCCTGCGCAAGACCTTCAGCAACGTCGGCTACCAGCTGCCGATCGGCACCCTGATCGAGCAGGGCATCCTGGTTCCGCCCAGGACCTTCACCATCGACCTGGGCGTGGACGCGGAGCTGTCCGGTGTGGAATCGACCGCCGGCGACTTCGACATGGGCCAGGCGGCCCAGGTGCTGAACCACTCGGTGTTGAACGAGGCAGTGGTGGCTCACTGGAAGGAGAAGGCGGGCGGTCGCCGGACCATCGCCTTCTGCGCCACCGTCGAGCACGCCCTGTCGGTGGCCGCAGCGTTCCAGTCAGCGGGCATCACCGCCGAGACCGTGACGGGTGAGATGAAGGCCCGCGACCGCGTCGACGCCCTTGCCCGGTTCGACCGCGGGGAGGTCCAAGTGCTCACCAACTGCATGGTGCTGACCGAGGGCTTCGACAGCCAGCCGTTGGGCTGCATCACGATCCTGCGGCCGATGCTGCACAAGGGCACGTTCATCCAGGCGGTTGGGCGAGGGCTGCGCAAGGTCGATCCCGAGCGCTACCCCGGCATCGTGAAGACCGACTGCATCTTGCTCGACTTCGCGGGGGCGGCCCAGCGGCACGGCTCGATCGAGCAGGAGGTGCAGCTCGACGGCGAGGAAGCAACGGGCGAGGCGCCGTACAAGACCTGCCCGGACTGCGCGGCGGAGTTGCCGCTCGGCACGACCACCTGCCCGTTCTGCGGCCACGTCTGGCTCAGGCAGATAGGCGAGAAGCGGGTCATCGATCAGTTCGTACTGACCGAGATCGACCTGCTGGTCCGCTCGCCGTTTCGTTGGTGCGATCTGTTCGGCGACGATCAGGCGCTGATCGCCAGTGGCTTCGACGCCTGGGGCGGCGTGTTCTTCGACGGCATCCACTGGCACGCCGTCGGCCAGCCGCGTCGAGGGCGGCTCCGGCATCTGGCAGTCGGCGAGCGATCGCAGGTGCTCGCGGCGGCCGACGACTTCCTCCGGCAGGTCGAGACCACCGATGCGGCCAGCAAGAGCCGGGGCTGGCTGTCGCAGCCGGCCAGCATCAAGCAGCAGGACCTGCTGCGCCGTGCCGGGTACGCCAATGCCACCCTCGACTTCGGCCTCTCGAAGTATGCCGCCAACTGCCACCTGAACTTCCTGTGGAACCGGCCGGCGATCCGGGCGGCGGTGCTCGCGTCGGCATCGAGGAGGGCCGCGTGACCGATGCCTTCCTCGTTCTCTTTGCGACTGCGGTGCTGGCACCCGCGCGGCGTGCTCTGCGCGGTCTGCCGGCGACCGGCCAGTGGCTTTGGCTGGTTCGACCCGGTGCGCTCGAAGCGGCCGCGGCCATCGGTCTGGTTCTGCTCGATGGCTTGCCAAGGGTTCTGGTCGCGCTTGGCTGGGAGGTCCTTCGCCGTGGTTGACCTCACCGAGCAGGAGAAGACGGCCATCGCCACCGCCATGAAGCTGGTCGCCGAGATCATGGCCGAGATCGGCTGGTCGACGCGGCTCAACGAGCTTTCCGAGCAGCAGGTGCTGACCCTGATCGAGGCCGCCGTCGGTGGCTTCCAGGACGCCCTGCACGCCACCGCCCGCAACGACACTCCGGAGATCCCCTTCTGATGGACACCCTCGACTTCAACCATCGGCCCAAGGAGCCGAACTTTGCCGACGGGCTGAACGCGTTGATCGATCGTGCCCTGGAGGCCGAGAACGAGACGCGGCCCGGCCGGGACTATCTCGGCGGATCGCGGCTCGGCGATCCCTGCGCTCGGCGCCTGCAATTCGAGTACCTGAACGTGCCCCGCGATCCGGGGGCAGGCTTCCCCGGACGGACACTCCGGACCTTTGCCCTGGGACACAGTCTGGAGGATCTCGCCGTCGAGTGGCTGCGCAAGGCCGGGCTGGACCTGCGCACGCGCAATCGAAGCGGCGAGCAGTTCGGATTCTCGGTCGCCGGCGGCCGCGTGAAGGGGCACATCGACGGCGTGATCGTGGCGGCCGAGGGGTTCGCCGTGCCGGCGCTCTGGGAGTGCAAGACGGCTAACGCGAAGAACTGGCGCGACATGGCCCGGCGGGGCGTCACCGTGGCCAAGCCGGTCTACGCCGCGCAAGTCGCGCTCTATCAGGCCTACATGGGCCTGACCGAGGCGCCGGCACTGTTCACGGCGGTCAACAAGGACACGAGCGAGCTCTGGCACGAGCTGGTGCCCTTCGATGGCGGTCTCGCTCAGTCTGTCAGCGACAAGGCCGTTCGCATCCTGCAGGCCTGCGACGCCGGCGAGTGGCTGCCGCGGGTCGCCTCCGAGCCCGGCTTCTTCGAGTGCACGGCCTGTGCCTTCAAGCAGCGGTGCTGGGCATGATGGTGGCCAGCACCGATCCCGTGCCGGCTGCGCCGGATGCCGTCGCCATCGCCACCTTCGCCGAGATCGTGTTCGGCTACTGCGACGGCTTCGTGCCGGTGCGCGCGCTGGCCGAGAAGGGCGCCGCCGACCGGCCGCCGCACACGCCGTTCCTGGCGGCGGATGCCGACCTCGCATCCCGGCTCGCGATCCAGGCGGATTGGGCCACCGAGACTGGCATGGCGCTCTATGTAGTGCCGGGCACGGTGGCGTCGCCCGGCGAGGCACGCGCCGAGCACATCGTGCAGACGCAGGTCGTGCTGGTGGATCTCGACCACGGCGACATCGCCACCAAGCGCGATCACCTGGTCCAGCATCTCGGGATGCCGACGCTCGACATCGCCTCGGGTGGCGTGACGCCCGAGGGGCAGCGCAAGCGGCATCTCTACTGGCAGCTGACCGAGCCGGCCATCGGCGAGGATATCGCGAAGGTCTGCCGGCTGCGGCACGCCATCGCCGCCAAGGTCGGCGGCGATCCGGCCTTCCGGTCCGCCCATCAGCCGATCCGTGTGGCAGGTTCCGTGCACGCCAAGGGTGGGGTGCGGCGACCTGTCGAGATCCTGCAACGCAATGCCGTCGAGTTCGACTTGCGTGAGTTCGCCGAGGCCGTGCTCGCCATGCCGCCGCTGGACGGCGAGGCTCCCTCCGATCTCGACTTCAACGACGCCACCGCGATCCGGGGAACCGTTACCGAGCTATTCGGCCAGCAGGTCCGCGAAGGCGGTGTCGACGGCACGACCCGGTTCGACGCGCTGTCCCGGGTGATCGGCTACTGGATCCGCCGCTGCCGCGAGGGCCATGTCGAGGCGGGTCAGGCCTGGGCCGAGATCGTGGCCTACAACGAGGCCCGCATCGACCCGCCCTGGCCGCTCGATCGGCTGCAGCACGAGGCCGAGCGCCTGTGGCGGCGGGATTCCGACCGGAACGGCGATCAGAGCGGAGGACCTGGCCAGCCGCCGCATGATGGCGGGCCCGAGGACGAGGCGCCGCCCCCGCAATACACCGAGGACGCGCTGGCGCTGGAGTTCACGCGCCGCAACGGTGACGACTGGCGTTTCGTGGCCGCGTGGGGTCAATGGCTGGTCTGGACCGGCAGCCAGTGGCAGCACGAGACGACGCTCAAGGGGCTGCACCTGTCGCGCCTGGTCTGTCGCGAGGCGGCGGCGCAGTGCGGACGGGCCAAGCTCGCGGCGAGGCTGGCCAGCGCGTCCACGGTGTCGGCGGTGGAGCGTCTGGCCCGCGCGGACCGGCGACACGCTGCGACTGTCGAGGAATGGGATCGCGATCCGTGGGCGCTCAACACGCCCGGCGGGGTCGTGAACCTGAATACCGGCGACCGGCGCGCCCATGATCGTGCCGACCGCATGACCCGCCTCGCCGGCGCCACGCCGCAGGGCGACTGCCCGACCTGGAAGACGTTCCTCGCCACCATCACCGACAACGACGCCGAGCTGCAGGCCTACCTGCAGCGCATGGTGGGCTACAGCCTGACCGGCCTGACCAGCGAGCACGCGCTGTTCTTCCTCTATGGCACGGGTGCCAACGGCAAGTCGGTGTTCTGCAACGTTGTGGCCGCCATCCTGGGCAATTACGCGACCACCGCGCCGATGGACATGTTCATGGCCACGACCGGCGATCGGCATCCGACCGATCTCGCCGGTCTGCGCGGAGCGCGCTTCGTGTCGGCGGCCGAGACCGAGCAGGGCCGCCGGTGGGCCGAGAGCAAGCTCAAGCTCATGACCGGCAGCGACCCGATCAAGGCCCGCTTCATGCGCCAGGACTTCTTCGAGTTCCTGCCGCAGTTCAAGCTGGTGATTGCCGGCAACCACAAGCCCGCGATCCGCAACATCGACGAGGCCATGCGACGGCGCTTCCACATGGTGCCGTTCACGGTGACCATCCCCAAGCCGCGGCGCGACAAGACCCTCACGGACCGCCTGCTCGCCGAGCGCGATGGCATCCTCGCCTGGGCCCTCCAGGGATGCCTGGACTGGCAGCGACAGGGTCTGATGCCGCCCACCGCCGTGCAGGCCGCGACCCAGGAATACTTCGACGACGAGGACGCGCTGGGTCGATGGATGGCCGAGGCCTGCGACGTCGGGCCTTCCAGGACCGAGCTCTCCGCGACCCTGTACGGCGCCTGGAAGATCTGGGCCGAAGCCGCCGGCGAGTACGCCGGCTCGATCCGTCGGTTCTCAGAGAGCCTTGCCGCCCGGGGCTTCGAGAAGTGGCGCGAACCCACGAGTACCCGAATGGGGTTCCGCGGGATCGCACTCAAGCCAGCAACCACGTCCACCGCCCCTCTGGAGTTCTGAACGCCATGAACCTCGAAAAACCCAGTAAAATGGGCATCCTGAAGCTTCTGAAGGATCAAACCGTTAACGGCCCCACGCGCGCGCGTGCGCGCGTAGAGGGAGTAACCGATCGAACCTTCAGAAGCTTCAGAACCCGACTGGAACAGTCGGTTATTCTGGCGCTCGACCTTGGGACCACGACCGGTTGGGCCATGGCGCTGCCCGACGGCGGCATCGTAAGCGGCACTGTCTCTTTCCGGCCGAGCCGCTACGACGGCGGTGGCATTCGGTACCTGCGGTTCCGCGCCTGGCTGGAGGGCATTGCCAAGGACACGCCCGGTATCGCGGCCATCCACTTCGAGGAGGTTCGCCGACATCTCAGCACGGATGCGGCGCACGTGCACGGTGGCTTGCTGGCCATGCTGACGGCGTGGTGCGAGGAGCAGGCAATTGCCTACCAAGGCGTGCCTGTCGGCACCATCAAGCGGTTCATCACCGGCAGGGGCAATGCCGACAAGGCCGCGGTCATGTCCGCCGTCCGCGAGCGCGGCTACAGCCCGGCCGACGACAACGAGGCCGATGCCATCGCGATCCTGTTGTGGGCCCTGGAGACCCGGGGAGGGGTGCGATGAGCGCGGCCTTGCTGAAGCGCGCGGCCGACGTCTTGGCCGACCGCAGCAAGACCTACGGCGAGCCGCGCCAGAGCATGGCCGCCATTGCCGCCCGCTGGTCTGTCACGCTCGGTCATCCGGTCACCCCGGCCCAGGTCGTGCTGTGCATGCTGGACCTCAAGCTGGCCCGGCTGCAGAGGGATCCCGGCCACCAGGACAGCATGGTCGACGTGATCGGCTATGCGGCGCTGCTGAACGAGGTGACGCGATGAGGTGGGCACCACGAGGCTTCGGCGGCGAGCGCCAGCCGCCTGAGGACATCAAGCGGCAGGGTTGGCAGGCGCAGCGCGTGCTGGTCGTCGATGCCGACGACGAACGTCTAACCTGGCCCGAGCGCGAGTTGATCCGCCAGCTCGGCGAGAAGCTCTACGGCAACAGGCCGAAGCGACCGGAGACGCGACATGGCTGACTGGACGCCAGAGATGGTCGAGGAGCGGTTGATCGAGGCCGCTGCAGTTCTGCGGCGGCTTCCCGCGCAACGGGGGCAGGGTTACTTCAGCACCTGGCCGCAGATGTTCGTCGAGTTCTCGGACCTGGTCGGGCAGACACCGGAGCCGATGCGGTTGCCGCCACCGTCGGCGGCCGCGATCGACCGCATGGAGCAGGCGTTGCAATGGTTTACTTGGCTCGAGCCTTTGGACTCTAAGATCGTCTGGCTGCGGGCCCGCGGCATGCGCTGGAAAGATGTCTGCTGGCGGGTGGGATTGGCCCGCGCCGCCGCGCACGAGCACTGGCTCTACGCGCTCTGTGTCATCGCGTGGCGGCTGAACGGCCGAGGCGGACTAGGGCACCTGGGGCGGCGCGCAGCGATCGCGCGTTTCCGCTGTGGAGCCGTAAGCGGTCATCTCGCGTAGCAGGCCAGAATTCCGAGAAGGGCCAATAAGCGACATGAATGGGCCACGCCGGCCGTGTCATTGCCCAGCTTCATAAGCCCCTCTACAATCCGAGTTCGAAAGAAACAACGATCAACGTGAGCTACCAAGAAATCGTACTTAAGCGGGACGGGTACCGGTGCCGCCAATGCGGTGTCGTTTGTCGGCGTGGCGAAGCCGACGTCCATCACCTCATACCTAGATCGGCTGGAGGTTCTGACGACCCGAGCAACCTCGTAACCTTGTGCGATGGGTGCCACGCGGCGTTCCACCCGAACCTTCAGGTCAAGCTTTCAAGGCGTTTTATCGAGAAATGGGCGTTGAGACTCGCTAGATGGTTAGATCGGGAGGGTGAACTTTCGGAAGCCGCAGGCAATCTAACACCAGCGCTGCGGCTCTTTGGTTTAGAACGGTTCCGCGACGGCCAGTTACCCGTGGTTCTAGCGGCACTTGCCGGCCGCTCTGTGCTCCTCGTCAGTCCAACGGGCTCAGGAAAGTCATTGTGCTTTCAACTTCCAACGATCTTGCGGCCCGGCACTGCCTACGTGGTTTCGCCACTCAAAGCATTGATGAATGACCAAGTCTCTGAACTGCAGCGCAAGAAGCTTCCCGGAACATTCATCAATGGCGACCTGGACAAAAGTGAGAAGGCAGCGCGTTATGACCTGCTGGAGAGGAATGCCTTCAAGTTTCTGTACTGTGCGCCGGAGCGGTTCTCCGTTCGCGATCAAAAAGAGGTCGCGCGGCTAAAGGGTATGCGGCCCAATTTTCTAGTGGTGGACGAGGCGCATTGCATTGACCGGTGGGGCGACGATTTTCGCCCTGACTATGGACGTCTGGCGGAGGTCAGAGAGGCCCTTGGGAGCCCACCGGTGCTGGCGTTCACTGCAACGGCAGGCGTCGAAGCCCAGCAAAGGATAATAAATTCCCTCGGCATACCGGATGCCGAAGTTATAGTTCAGGGAGTGGATCGCCCAAACATCGGACTCATGCGCCTACCCGTGAACGAACAAGAGCGCGCCTTCGTCGTCTCCGAGCTTCTTGATCTAAAACTGCCCGGCAAGACCATGATCTTCGTACCCTCGATACGTCAGGGAGAAGAGCTGCGAGTGAAGCTAAAGGAACTCGGACACGAGCTACCCTTTTACCACGGGCAAATTCAGCCGCCGTACAAGCGCGAGGGCTTGTTGAAGCAGTTTACTGGCGAACAACAACCCGAGGTCTTGCAGATTATTTGTACGAATGCTTTCGGCATGGGCCTAGATGTACCGAACGTACGTCTCGTCGTACACTACCAGCAACCGGCATCTGTAGAAGACTACTTGCAGGAATTCGGGCGAGCGGGGCGCGATGGGCAAGCAAGCCTGGCCGTTCTTCTTGTTGGCAATGAAGACGCTGGCCTTCCCAAGTACATGGCGCGCAAGACTATCGAGTCAGCGAAGCTTGCTTCGGAGGACGCCGCCCGCCGGTTGGCTGCCAAGTTCGCCAGCATTGACACCATGCAGGCGATGGCGCGGGAAAGGGGGCGATGCTTTCGCAAGGCACTGCTGGGCTACTTTGAAGGTGGCAAGGCCAAGGCGCGGTCCTCGCTGGTGATGAGGATTGTCGCTTGGTTGTTTTCCTCGCAGACCAAGGTAAAGCGAATCCCGTATTGCTGCGACTACTGCAACAACGTCACCTTGGCGAATTTTGAGACGAAGGCCCTAGAGGTGCTGCGAACGGTGCCATAAGGACCGCGTGAAGCACATCGGCCGGTGCCGCCCCAGAAAACTTCATGTGCAGACACTTTTCGCTCAGACAACTTCAACGTTCCAGGCTAGGTTTTCTGCCATGCTCGCGACAGGCGCGCGTGGCGGGCACGGCGCACAACACGAACGACAAACCGGCGACCACGTCGTGACGCGGCCGCCGGCTGATTGATCGCGTTGCCTCGTCGGCGGCAGGACTATCCTGGCGCCTCCCGCCACCGTCTCCAGTCATTAGGATCGTTGTCGTCCCAGCCGCCCTCCGGCGACAGCCAGATGCGGCCGTCGTAGGAAATCCGGGCGACCACCTGATTGCCGTTGAACACGCACGGTGATGGGAAATTCCTGCCGCCGAGGTTGTGGCGCTCGATGTAGCCGCGCGCGGCTTCGGCAGCCTGTTGCAGCGTATCGACCATGATCCCCTCAGTCGGGGACATCGGCTGATACGGGTCTTGGCCGAAGTCCGGGTTGCCGACGGATCGCAGGATGATTCGGTACATCGGGTGCTACTCGATGACGCGATAGACGCGGCCGCGCAGATCGACCTTCTCGGACTCGATACGGAGTCCGAGCTTCTTCTTCAGGGCCCCGGCAATCGCGCCCCGGACTGTGTGCGATTGCCACGTCAGCGCTTCGACGACCTCGGCAATGGTGGCCCCCTCGGGCCGCTTCAGCATGGCGATCAGCTGCGACTGCTTGCTCTCGGGGCGAGGCGTGGCGGTCTTCGTGGCGGCGGCCTTGGTCCGGGTGACGTGCTTGGGGACGTTCTTGGTCGTTGGCTGCTTGCGGGTGGTCTTCGACATGGTGGCTGCTCCTCTGTTAGCCGCGACCGTCGCGGCTCCTACTGACCGGAGCCCCGCCAGCCTGAGCCGGTCGGGGCTGGGGAGCGTGGTCAACCGCTACTCGACGTACTCGCCTTCCCTGAAGGCGCTGTCGGTGATGCGCTTCAGTAGCTCGGCGTAGTGGGCGAGGGTGCCGACGTGACCCCAGTCGACATCGTCCGGAGCCACGTTGAAGTGGTCGTCGCTCAGTGCCGTGAGGCGCGCGATCATCGTGTCGATCTCGATCTTCTTGGCGATGTAGGCGTCGAGGGCTGTGCGGCGCATGTCGGTCTCCGTCGTTGGTGACCACATAAGCCCTTCGTTCGAGGCACGAGCCAAGCGAACATGCCGATCATCGAATGGCTTTCTGCGGAGCATCACGATCATGGGATTACAGGCGCTGCGACCGCGCGTGGCGACGCTCAGCCTGCAGACGGTGGCGTTACCGCCGAAGGTCGCGGACCCGTTCTACTCGTCGACCGCGTGGATCGCGCTTCGTGATCGTGTGCGCCGTGAGGCACGAGGACGATGCCAGGTGGAAGGCTGCATGCAACGCGGCGCCATCGTCGACCACATCGTCGAGTTGAAGGATGGCGGCGCGCCGCTGGAGCGGAGCAACACAATGTTGATGTGCATGTCGCATCATGGAGCAAAGACTGCTGCAGAGCGCGCGAAGCGAACGGCGCGGAGGCCGGGGGGCCTCTGATCCTTGGGGCCTGTGGGGCCGGCTGCCGGCGTGGGGCTCACGCAGAGAGTTTTTCCCGTCCGCCAATACCGCCAGGAATTCGCCCG